TCACAAGACGTAGTGTTGCACATACGCTAGATCAAAAACTTATGCAGGCTTTGTCCATCCTTGGGTACAAAGACCTAGCACCTGATCCCCTACAGACTCGCAGGGTGAGCGCATTCGATCTTCTACAGAAGATCATGCGGACTCAGAGCATTCTTACTTATGCTGATCGAGCGCCCGATCCTCTACTTTCTCGGACCTCTATTGCATTCGACTTAACTCAGAAGGTTATGGAGCCTCTGAGTATTCTTGCGACTATAGATAGAGCGCCTGATCCTCTTATTAGCAGGCGAGTGATTGCCCATGACCCGATTCAGAAGGTTATGCAAACTCTCGGTATTCTTGCCCGAAGAGATATCGCTCCTGAGCCTCTCGTCACCCGCCGCATTTCGGCGCACACGACGGAGCAGAAGGTAGGCGGAAAGAGCATCCTTGTAGTCCGAGACTATCCACCTGATCCGCTGCTGCGAAAAGTCGAAGCTTTCGATCTAGAGCAAAAAGTCATGCAGTCGCTTTCGATCTTTGCAGAAGCGGCTCGTACTCCATATCCGCTCGGTACACGGTTGGTCATTGCTCACGATCCTATTCAGCTTGTCCAACCTAAGAGCATCCTTGTTACCAGGGACTTTGCGCCCGATCCCCTCTTGCGCTACGCTATCGCATTCGATCCAATCCAAAAGATCATGCAGCCTGCACCGATTCTGGTCACGGCTGACAACATTCCATATCCGCTACTTACTCGATTCATCCAAGCTCATGATCCACTTCAAAAGCAAACCCTACCGTCATCTATACTCCTCCCGGTCTTCATACCAGAGGAATTCCACGTTCTCGCAGGTATTCTCATCGAACGTATGTGGAGCGGGACTGTTGGGCAGATGTGGACATCAGAAGAGATCAAGCTTTGGGAAGCTGTATTTAGCCGAACTTGGGAAGGGAGGTACTGGAAACGATGGTTACGCTAACTAAAGGAACTAAGGAGTATGTACCTATTAAGGTACTCAACGTCTTAGGATCTTTAACTACTCTTACTGGTACAGGACTTGTGCATGATCTGTACCTAGATAATGAAGCGGAAACGCCTGTTTATCTTGGGCAGTCTACAGCTAACGACAATATGATTGCTCTGCCACTTATCGATACTACCATCACATTTGGAGCACCGGCAGTTCCATTGCCTGAAGGTGATTATTCTATCTTTATTAAATTTACTGTTCTTCCTGAAGTTCCCCGACTTGGACCATTCAAGTTCAGACTTGATGACTGACGGCTAATGGCGTTCCCGACCATCCCTACTGTTGCCGCCGGTCGCATTCTCTATACGCTCAACACAGCAGGTGGGGCGACCAAGACATTCCCGAACCTCACGGATATCACGAAAAATGCAGGCGATCTCCTTATTGCTATCTGTGTTGAGTACGACGGCAACAGTACCGACGCGGAGTTCTCTTCATGGGGAGGGAGCTTCTCGGAAGTAGGGGATAGAGCAGGAACGGCTACGATGGCTATTGGCGTAGCTTACAAAATTTCCACAGGATCGGAAACGGGAACCTTCACAGTAACCACGGCGGATGCATCTACGAACGACTCAGTGATGATCCTGTTGTCAATCCCTGGTGCCCATGCATCCACGGCGCCAGAAGTTAGTGTCATGACGGTGAATACGAACGCGGTCGTTCCTGCCGTCGGTACTGCTCTAAACCCGACTAACTGGGACGCTGAAGATACGCTCTGGATAGCGGTCGGTGGGTCGGGTGAGGACTCGACCTCTGGTTCGTATACCGCGATAACTGGGGCACCGGCCAACTACAGTAGCTACTCAGACTCCGGTATTACGGCAGACGTAGTTGGTGGCGCAGAGGCGGCGGTTGCCTTCCGCCAACTTAATGCCGCATCGGAGGCTCCTGGCGCATGGTCTGGTGACTCCACGTTAGTTCGAGGAGCAGCAGTTGTTATTGCAGTTCGTCCTGCTGCTATTGTTCTCGATCCACTAGTTGCTAGACTTATTATTGCGCATAATCCAACACAAAAGTCCATGCAGGCTTCCGCAGTTCTAGCATCTACAGACTTAGCTCCTAATCCTCTAATTTCTAGGCTTGTCACAGCTTATGATCCTGCTCAGAAAGAAATGGCTGCTTATATAGCTGCTCTCTATCCTCTAGAAATAGTTGAGAATCCAGTTTTCTCTAGACTGGTAAAGGCACATGACCCCCTACAGAGAGAAATGCAGGCATTCAGCCTTTTGCCTACTGCTGATGAGTTGCCTCCTGAGACTCCTCCAATCGCTGTAGACATCCCTCCAATATCTCAAGTAATTACTTCAGGACATGGATGGTGACATGAAGACTACTATTGACCGAGATGTAGAAGAAACCGAATACACGAAAGTAATTAACTTCCGTGAAACGTGGCTTCGTCATGCAGGATACAACAAAGCGAATGCAAGCAAGATTGCACGTGAGGCATCAATCGATTGGCACTTTGCTTGTGAACTATATGAACGCTGTACTAACGAAGCTCTCTGCATGAAGATCCTTTTCTAATGAGTGAAGTCGAAGTTTCTAGGCAGGCAGTATTTGACGAGATTGGCTATAAGCCGCATTTGGGGCAGCAACTTTACCATGACTCAACGGCTCGCTTTCGAGTGCCCTGTTGTGGAAGACGCTATGGTAAGAGCGCGATGACTGGGCATGAAATGACTTCGCGCATGTTCATCCCCAATACACATCATTGGATTGTCGGACCGACCTATGCGCTTGGTGAGAAAGAGTTCAGAGTTGTGTTTGACGATCTCTTCCGCAAGATGAATCTGCACAGTTTGAAAGGAGTACGTAAATCCTATAATGTGGAGCAAGGCAGTATGCGAATCGAAATGCCTTGGAATACAATCCTAGAAGTAAAGTCTGCGGAGAAACAAGATTCGCTTGTGGGCGAGGGTCTAGATAGTTGCATTATGTCTGAGGCTGCGCTTCATAAGAAGGATACATGGGAAATGTATATCGAGCCGGCGTTGCTAGATAAGCGGGGAACGTGTGATTTCCCCTCCACACCAAGAGGGCATAACTGGTATGAAGGATTGTGGCTTCTCGGCAAGGATAGCGGATTTCCCTATATCGAATCCTGGCGCTTTCCCACATGGGACAACTCAGTGATCTTCCCTAAGGGATATCAGGACCCTGATATTCAAGAGCTAAAACGTAAGACTCCTGAATTCCATTGGCTCCAAGAATATTGTGCAGAGTTCACTGCTATCGAGGGACGTATCTATAACGAGTTTAGTAGAGATACGCATGTCATAGAGATTCCTTATAATCCCTTCTGGAAGAACTACCAAGTATATGATTTTGGTTTTGCAGATCCGTTTGTCTGTCTAGATATCATGGTCGATCCTTCGGATAACGTATATGTATGGAGAGAATATCAAATTCGTCGTAAGACTAATAGTGAACATGCCCTAGCCATGCAAACTAGAGACAATCCCGAACATTATCACGTAGATGGGAGATTCGGTGATCCGCGCGATCCTGATGCTATCCGTACACTCAACATGGTTCTCAGTGGCCCCAAGATCATCGGGCGTCAACTACCTGTGCAGCGAGGTATGGGTGAGTGGATTCAGGGGATCGATGTGGTCAAGCAGTGGATGATGTTCCAGGGCGATGGAAAGCCCAAAATCTTTTTCGATCGGTCCTGTACTGAAACCATTCGCCAGATTGACCATCTCCAGTCAAACACTGAGAGAGACGGCAAAAATGCGAAGGAGGGACAGAAGGACTACGACGACCACGGAGCAGATGCACTTCGTTACTTCTTTGCAGAATACTTCATCCTTGGCTACGCACGCGGCGACCTGAGCGCCGTGTACGGTTCTCAGCCAACCGAGGCAGACAGTTTCTTCCGATATCACTCGGCTCTTAGGAGAGAGGAACACGCGATACCATATGGGTTTGGGTAGTGGGATAAAGAAGATATTTGCTGAACCTAGCGATCCGCGCAAGCTTGAGCGGGGATCTAACTTGGATTCCAAGGGTTCTACGCCTACGGATGCAGCCGCTATGAAAGAGAGCGGATCGTCCAAACCTCTTCGACTCCCCGATATCGTTCCACAGTTCTCCAATCGCGCACAGCAACTTCGGGCTTTCAAAGAAATGGAAGACGGTGATACAACTGTCGATGTTTCTATGCGAGCCGTCAAGACTCCTATCATGGGCGCGACATTCTTTATGCAGCCCTTTGACGATACACCTATGAGCAAGGATATCGCGGAGTTCTGTAGGTTCAATATCTTTGAGGGAACCGCAAGGCCATTCATTATGATTCTCGATGATGTTCTTCGTATGTTTAACGATGGTTGGTCCGTTCTTGAGCAAGTTTTTGAAACCCGCGAATGGGCACCACGACGGAGCGGTGCTAATCGTAAGAACTACACAATGCTCAAGAAGCTCGCAGCCCGACCAGCTTTGACAATCAAGGATATCGTCTACGACGACAATGGTGGTCCAGTCTCTATTATCCAGAATGCTATCCGCGCAGACGGTAGAATTGACGAGGTAGATATTAAGGTCGAGAAGTTGCTCCTCTTCACCTTTGGAGGTATTGGGGGAGACTTGATGGGTAAGTCACTTCTCAGGACTGCCTACCAGCCCTGGTACTTTAAGAAGGAACTTTACAAGATCGACGCAATCGGCCATGAGCGCAACCATCTTGGAATACCTGTGTGGAGCCTTAATGAGGGTTTCACCCAAGCCGATGTGGATGCAGCTTGGAGCATGGTCACGCAGATGCGGACGAACGAAAAGTCCGGTGTTGTTGAGCCACCCAACAACACTTTTAGATTTGAGAAGCCTCAAGGCCAGCCAAGCGATATCATGCCATCTATCGAACATCACGATGCACACATTCTATTGAATGTTCTCGGACAGTTCTTGATGCTTGGTTTGACTGGTGGAGGAGGTCGAGCTACATCAGGGGCACACGTAGATATGTTCCAGAAGTCTGTACGCTACTTCGCTGACTATATCTGTGGAGTATTCAATCTCTACTGTGTCCCTAAGCTCGTTGGGTATAACTTTGACACAGATCAGTTTCCCAAGATGCGAGTACGCAACATTGGTGAGACTAAGGACCTACAAATGTGGGCATCGAGCCACGCACGTATGGTCCACGAAGGCGCTATTACTGTTGATGAAGAAACTGAGAATTACTATCGTGAGAACATGGATATGCCCTACTTGCTTGGAGCACGCCCCGCGCCTATTGTTAAAGAGGCCACTGCTAAAAGCAACGGCAAGGGTGGAGTGAGTAATGCAGGAACCACAGGAGATACAAGTGTTCCATCTGGTTTTGATAGCACAGGAGGTTAGTAGATGGCTAAAGCAGAAAGTATATCGTGGGAACACTCGGAGCCTGGAACTGGCCCGGTCCCCGTATACGATGATCCCAATAAGGACAAGGCTATCAAAGAAGGATGGCGTAGAGATTCGCCTCCGGCTTCATTCATTCCACCAACACCCTGAGAGGGGGTGAGTAATGCCCTGGCAAATTGAAGAGATGAAAGGTGAGTTCTGTGTCGTCAAAGAAGGTTCTGATACACCCATATCAGGTGGATGCCACAGTAAACGTGCAGATGCAGTAAAGCACATGCAAGCGTTGTATGCTAACGAGCCTAGCTCGATGAAATACAGTGTTCTTGCATTTACCGACTCTCTTCTAGAAGAAACGGATGATCCCAACGTCAAGTGGCTCAAGGCTTGGCGCTATAGTAAGTGGGAGCATCCGAAGTATGGCACCGTAGAGATTACTCCTGAAATGGGTATGGAATTCAAGCAGCATTTTGATAGCGGGACTTTTGGACGGGACCCGATTATCAACTACGATCATGGTATCGATGCTGCAAAGGGTGGTAAAGCTGCTGGTGTCATCCTTGATATTGCACCGAAGGATGATGGTATCTATTATAAGGTGCAGTTTACTGAGAGTGCTCTTGCAGAAATCAAGGCTGGTGAGTGGAAGTATCTCTCGCCTGAGTTCTACGATTGGTACATTGACAAAGAAACACAAGATTCTTTTGAGAATGTGCCAGCCGATCTAGCTCTAACCAACCAGCCATTTTTCAAGGGTATGCCTCCACTCAACTTCTCTGAGATGTACGATGAGAAGCCTGAAGTGAAGGAAAAGGTTCCTGTCGATAAACCGAAGGGAGGAAGTGAAGTGGACGAACTTCTTAGGAAGTTTGCGGAGAAGCTTGGAGTCGCTGTGTCAGATGATGATACAGAGGATACTCTTCTCGCTAAGGCAGATAAGCTCAATGAAACTATTGCGCCCCTGCGTGATGCGAAGAAGGACGCGGAGAGTTCGCGTACATTCCGTGAAGCTTTTCCAGATCAGTACGAGAAGATTCAGAAGCTTGAGGCTGCTGCTATCGAGACAGATGCAATGTCTTTCGCTGACGGATATTCTCGCTTTACGATCAGAGATGGAGAGAGCAACGAGTTCAAGTCTGTTCTCGGTTTCTCTGAGCTAGTCAAGGAGAAGATTGCAGAGGTTCACCGAAAGTTCTCGGAGAGGTCTGCAACGCATAAGGATCTGAAGTCTCTGCTCGACCTTATCGGTGATAAGGGAATCGTTGATTACTCGGAGCATGGTAGTAATCGCACCGACTCAACGAGAGAGTTCAGCGAAGATCCCAGGCTCGCATTCAGTGAGGCTGTGCAGGACGTTATGGAGAAGGATAACCTCTCGTATGAGGATGCAATTCGTGTAGCTGCACAGAAGTTCCCGAAGCTGTACGAGGAATACTTCTCTAACATTCCTCAAAGGTAGAAGGGAGGGATAAGTGGCCGATTCAGCATTTGTTCTTGCGCGAGGGTTTGATGCAGCGGCGGCAGTGGTTAAACATCGTGCCGTCAAGCTAACGACCGCAGAGAACACAGTTACGCCTATTACTGGCCCTACGGATATCGCTGTTGGTATTGCAGAGTTTGACTGCACAGCAGCCGACATTCTTAAGGGCAAGGGCGTTAACGTGCAGCATATTGGTATCGCTCAGATGGAAGCAGGAGAAGCAATTACTGTTGGACAGTTGGTTACTTGCGATACTGTCGGTAGAGCAGTAGTTGCAGCCTCCGCAGAGCGTCTTGTGGGCTTGTGTGTTGGTAATCCAGCAGGCGCTTCGGGAGAACGAATTAGCATTCTCCTTAGTTTGCCTGGAACGATCCTCGTCTAGAAAGGTGGTGAGAAGGTATGTATGATCCTAGTTCTCTTTACACTGATCCTATTCTCACCAACCTTTCGGTTGGTTTCAAGGATCAGTCCCTCTACGGAGCGGAGTTGTTTCCGATCACGCCGGTCAATTCACAGTCCGGTAGGTATCGGATCTTCGATAGGTCTGACTGGTTGATCTTCGAGGATAGGCGTGAACCGGGAACGGTCGCACGCGAAGTTCGTGGTAGGAAGTGGAGTGAGGATACGTTCAAGACTTCTGAGCATTCGCTTCAGGCTGCGGTCTTGGACGAAGAGAATCAGCAGTTGCAGTCTTTGGGTGGATTCGCAGATGCCTCCTTTGGTGGTGCTTTGCAGATCGATCCACATGCAGATGCAACTAAGTTGATTACCCGCGCTATCCTGCTTCGACATGAGAACAAGGTGTCTACGCTTATTCGTGACACTGCTCAGTATCCGGTGGCTAACACAGTCACGCTCGCGGGTGCGCAGCAGTGGAACGACTACACTGGTGGAGTTGCTTCTACCTCTGATCCAGTGGCGAATATCCTCGCAGCTATGAGGGCAGTGTGGGCAGCTACTCGTAGGTATCCCAACGTGCTTGCTATTCCGACGATGGGTATGTCGTACATCGAGAACCATCCGCGAGTTGTGGAGCGGTTCAAGAATTTCCGACTTACTCAGGATGATGCCTTCCAGCTTCTTACAGGGTTCGAGGGCAAAATCGTTAACGTTGACTCGGTGTACAATGCCGCAGATCACGTTGATGCAGCGGAGTCGATCACGGACTTCTGGGGTAAGGACGTTTGGCTTGGTATCGTTGATCCCAACCCAGGTCTTTACACTCAGACGTTCGGCAAGACGTTTGCACAGAACTACCCTGATGGTAGCATTCGACCGGCTGATCGTTGGCGTGAAGAGGGACGCAAGGCTGACATGGTGCGCGTCTCCATGAAGTACGATCTCAAGGTTGTTTCTAACATCGCAGGTTACTTGGTCAAGACCGCCTTTGGCGCGACGGCCTTCTAAACAGGAGAGTTTAGATAATGGCAAAGACATACTATGCGTGGTCGCCTATTAAGGCGGGTACGGTAGAGGAACCTCTTGCCATCGCTCGGGGTGCCAAGATTTCCGCAAGGGATCTTGGCATCTCCGCAGCGGCGTTTGAGGCACTAATTGATTCGGGCGCAGTTCGTGATAAGCCTTTTCCTGCACCTGATGATTATGAAGGCTCAGCAATCGATTGGCTTCGTGACCAACTTGCTGAAGCTACTTCAAGTGTTGAGGAGGCAAGCGCACAGTCTGAGGTTAGTGTGCTTGAAGGCGTGAAATAGTGCTTGCTAGTTTCGATGACGTTCGTACTCATCTTCCTGGGGATAAGCTTCAGGTAACAGATGGTAACGCTGAAATTCTACTCTTTCAGGTTGACGTTGAGAGACTAATCAAAGGCTATCTAAGTAGTGTCTTTTCAGCCGCTACTCTAGGTGCATGGAATGAGCCTGCCAACACACCCGATTACATTCGGTCATGTGCTGGCAGGCTCGTTGCAGCATTCTATTATGCAAAGAGATATTCGGTAGACATCCCCGATTGGGATAGAACGTATCCACAACGACTCTATGACGAAGCAATGGCTATGCTAGAACTTGTGCGAAGTGGGGAAGTTGTCCTAGAGGGTGTAACTGAAACACCAGGAACAGCCTTCGATGATTCTTTCTACTACCCGGATGCTTCTGCAAGAGAGCCAGCATTTACGATGGGTATGATCTGGTGATGGCTAAGAAGGGTAAAAAGAAGAAAGGCACTAAGGGCTACTAATGAAATACTTGAAAGCGAAATCTTATGCTTTCGAGAAAATGAAGAGAGATCATTACGGGCCAGATACAAGTGCAGACCTAGCAACATTAAAGTATAATCTAAGTCAAAAGCAGAGGACAAGGTTAACAGAAGAATGCCTTCGGTATCAACTGGCAAAGTCCCTGTAGTCCCCGGTGTAGGGGTTGAGTTCGATTGGGGAGAGGTATCTCCTGAAGAACTGACTTATCGCCTTGCTAAGTTCGAGGATTATCTAGAGAATACTCAGCTACTTGCTGAAACAATCCAACCGGGCCTCCAATACGATGTAGCTGAACGTTTTGAAACTGAAACTGACCCGTCAGGTAAACCTTGGAAACCTCTTGTCAGGCCAGCTACAGCCCAAATAGGAATTTTGCAGTTGTCCGGTGATATGCGCAATAAGGCAATTTCTGATGCTGCTTGGGAAGCTACCCCCGCTGGCATATTTTTTGATACTACAGTTCTACCAGAATACTGGGCTATACATGATATGGGCTATTCCTCTCGTATTCCTAAACGTCAATTTATTGGCATTTCAGAAGTAGAAGCAGATCGCATAGAAGGAATTGGCTACAAATGGATGGATATGGGTATGGATAGCTCTTTCGCTATCTCAGGAAAGCGGTCGAACGTGGGTAGAAATGCACTAGGAAGATTTACCTCCCTAAAGTGATATGGCAATGTATTCGCGCCCAGAGGAACTGCTTGAAGCATTTCGAGAGCTATTCAATGCCCAGAAGGGAATTCTTGGATTTGCTTATGTTGCAACTCAAGAAGAGAATCTTATCCCTGAGTATCCTGCACTACAAATTTCAATGGGAGGGGTAACGCGGCAAGATCATGGTACACAGCGATTCCTCCTTATATTTGAAGCGTCCTTCTGGATTTACCACGCGAGTCTTGAGGGAGATCATATTACTCGTACAATCGAGGATATGAAACTAGCAACCGCTGTGGTGAAGTTTTTGCATCTGCCCAATAACCGCGCTTTGCGCGAGACTGATGTAAGTGAGAATAAACTAATTGGCGGCTCAGGAAGAGTGGTTTTGGAGCAGCCAGGAGTTACTAACACAGGTGCGGGTTCGGGAATAATTACAACCCGCCTCGGCTGGATGGGACAATCACAAGTGAACTACGAAGATTCGTGAGGAGGGTAGATGAAGATTGAACTAAATGATCCTTCGGCAGCGAAGGGCAAACAGTTTTATGTAAATGACCTTGGTAGTCTTGAGAATGGTAAGGCTGTCGAATTCTCGGATGAAGAAGTTGCTGTTTTTGAGCTAGCCCAAGGACGCTCGATCAAGGAAGCATTTGCTGCAAATCCGAATATTAAACTATCTGTGGTGAAAGGTGGTGATGATAGCTAATGCCAGCCGGTCTATCGGGTTCAGGTCATGTAGGATTGGCCCTTGAAGCTGTAAAGGGAACCTATGTAGCCCCAACAGTGTATGTTCCGATTCTGAGTGAGTCTTTCCGTTATGTTGAGGATCGCTACTACTCGCCACAGATTCGGCAAGCAACAGAAGTTTCTGATGTTAAGCAAGGATACTATCACGTTGAGGGAGATATCGAGATGGAGGTTGATGCCAACTTCCTCCCCTACTTCCTCTTCTGCACACGACATACTCCTGCATCTGCGGCAGGAATCTATACATTTATACCCTCTACAGCAGGTTCGACTTCTACAGCAGCTTCGGGGATGGTGCAGAGAACTGCGTCCATCACGATCACAAGGAACGGCATTACTCGCGGTTATGCGGGTTGCACCTGTGGATCGCTTAGGTTCTTTGTAGATGGTGGGGTCCTCAAATTCGCAGCTAACATGATCGGCGAAAGTGATGCAGCAGTGTCTACGCCTTCGCCTACGTGGGCAGCCCCGGCTTTGTTTGGTGCGGACTCACATTACATCAGAACGGATGCGTCGGGAACGGCTCCGGGATTTGCAGCCGCAGCGGTCGTTGATTTCAATGGTTTTGAGTGGATGGCTGAGTTTGGTGCTGAAGCTCAGAACAGAATCGTTGCAACTAGAAGTGCAAGCTATGTGTCCTTTGGCGAAACTGTACTTAACATGAATACTGAGCTTGACTTCGTTGATGTAACTGAGTACAACAACTTCGTTGCGAGCACTCAGAAGGCTATTCAGTTTGAATCTCTAAATGGTGGCGCTACATTTGCAGCTTGTACTCAGGGTGTTCAGATTGTTTCGCGGAGAGGCGTCTATGAGACATATGATCTCGGTCTTTCCGGTCTTGGTGACTTGATTATGGCAGGAGTCACGATGCGATCTATTGGTATCGCTGGTGCTTCTTCCTATACGATCAAGGTCAAGTCGCCTGCGGTCATTACTTAACTACTACACAGGAGAGAGAAGATGCCAGTTGGTACTCGTAAGATGGAAACCGTCAGGCGGGAACTCAAGAGTTGTCCGCCTGACGGTTTCGT